GCAGCTGGACCTTCAATACAAACATGTCTAAGTCTCCAACCATCTTTTGTTGGATGTTTTATGTCAAAAGGTTTTTTAGTATTTAATGCTGTTTGTTGAGTGGGATTAATTCCCGTAGTTGGCCCTAAAAAACCCTCAATAATTGATGCTTTTAGTAGTGGTGTTTGTTGAAAAGCTTGAGAATAATTTGGACCTGCAGTAGTTTGTGTAGCTGCCTTTGCACTGAATCCTGTTGTTGCAGAAAATGCTGTTTTTGTGCTTATCCCAAATTTACTTGTGGCTCCAAAAATATTAGCAAAACCAAATCTATTATTAACACCATTTTGATTAGTGATTGATAGAAAATTAGCAACTCCAATGACCTGTAAAGAGATTGGCTGTAATCCAGGACCAATCATACAATTTGCTACAGGAATTGGTGCTCCTCCAGCACCTATCCAAACAGGTCCATTTAAGACTGATGTTCCAGGAATTGCAGGAACTGCAGGTAAAAAAGAAAAATCTACGGGTCCGACACAAAGTTTGTCGCCGATATATTTTACGGGTTCTTGTGACATAATTTAATTTTTATTTTTTAGGACACACATGCTGATATCCACGCTCTAAATTTTTCAGAAATTCTTAATAATTGTGTTAAAATACTACCTTCGTTATCTGCATCTCCAGAACTTGAAGTTTGTTGTATTTCACCGCGAACTCCTGCAGCTAAAGCTGCGGTATCAGCAGTACTTGTCATTACTGTGTTTGATACAGTTCCTTTAAAGTTTTGAATCGGAGAGTTAATTGCAACTTGTTTTGCTGATACCAGGGTAATTTCTCCCGAACCATCTTGCGCTACCAATCTTATACTTTTTGCTTTTATGACAACTTCACCATTCATAGCTTCAATATTAATATTTCCATTTTCTGCACGAATAACTTTTCCAGGTATTCCGTCAGTTGTAATATCAGCACCACATAATTCATATGATGTTCCAAAACATAGATCAAGTTTCATTCCATTTTCTTTTGAATAATGAAAACCTTGTCCATTATCAGTGAACATAGATAGATCCGTCTTTTTGTTATCAGGATCCGTGGTCCCAGATTTTATTTCATAACCTGGTTTTTTATCGATATGTCTTTTAGGTTGATTAGTCATACGCACTGTACCACGCTTACTATTGTTGTTCCAATTCCAACTCTTCTGATATTTGAATTATCAAAAACATATTGTGGAGTGAAAGCAATCACAGGATAGAGTGCTGCTCCTTCTCCTGTTCTACTATTTATCTCTACATCTGGAACTTCAGAAAATTCTTGAATACAACTCGATCCACTTATCGCAAGAATTGAGCCGTTTGCAGATACAATTGGAGTATATGTACAATCTCCAATACTTATTAAATCTCCATTTGTATATCCAATACCAGGAGAATCAATAGCAATAGAAGTTACTATACCTACAGCTGCAGTCGAAATGCCTAAATTACCAGAAGTTGTTCCTATACCAGGAGTAGCAGTTGTTCCTACACCAGGGTTAGGAATATTATTCAAATCAGTTTGACAATATCCACTTCCTCTCTCCACCAAATAAATTGATGTTATTTGCCCAGTGGAATTAATTGTTGCTCGTGCAACAGCGCCAGTTCCAGATCTAGTATTGTCCAATACTGTAATAGTTGGACTTCTTTCATAACCACGTCCAGCATTTAAAATTTCTATACTTAAAATAGAACCATTCACATTGGAAATTACTGCTTGAGCTCTTGCTCCAGTTCCTCCACCACCACTAATAATAATTTCCGGAGGTATACATCTAGGATAAGTAGTTCCTATTGGCGTGATTGGAGCGTTTCCTTGATCTCCGGGAGTTATAATCGTATTTCTACAATCCCTAAATGGTGTATTTGAAGATCCATATACTGACAAAAGTCCTATAGCTGTATCAATTCCGCCATCTTCGTCAAGACCAAGAGCAGAAATAATGTCAAAATTATCTATAGTTCTTCGCCAATTATCTGTATTAGGTAACTTTACTCCCTTAAACGGATCCCAACCAGTAGCACCTTGACAAGATAAACCATCACAACCTAAGAAACTTAAAATTTGAGATATAAAACCCAATCCCTGAGTTAAAGCTCCAGCAATATTTCCAATTCCATTTGCTAGCCAATCAAGACCAGAAACAACAGAGCCCAGAGCTCCATCCATCATATCTGCAAGTTTAGCAATTATGCCAGCGATTATTTCTTGAGATGCACATTCAGGAATATTTGGAGTTCTTCCTACTAGACCATTTAACATACTACAAATATATTTTTCAATTAATGGAAATAGTTTTTCAAATAGACAGAAAATTATATTCATTATATTTTTTGTCGCTTCAGATATCGGAAGTTTAATAGGTTGCGGTAGAGTCAATCCAAGTATTTTAAATAAACATCCGATCAGATTCATAATTTTATCTCTGACTCCCGTTATGATATATTTCACAAGGGAAGCAATTATTCTAGCTATTTTGCATATGTGAAACGACATATTGATGGATTTATTTCTTAAGGGATCGATAAATCCATAAGCAGTAGATTCTAAACTATTAATAAATTTAATAAAGTTTTGAAGTGTCGCGGTTATTTGAGCAATAATATTATTGTTACATCCATTATCTCCAGTTACTTCTGGTTGTATATCAAATTGATGAAAAAACGTCAATTCTGCTTTAGTACTATAAAATAAAGTATCTGGATTAGCACCAAATCCAATAGTTGATGATAATCCATAATTAGCACCAGCATTTAAACTTTGGTTGTTTCCAAGAGGTGCAAATCCAGGACTCACGTCTAAACTTGCAGGATTTGCAGTTCCAAAATTTGGATTACTGGATATAGTAACTTGTGGACCACTTCCAAATGATGTAGGAATTGAATTAATCGGAGCCGCCGGTTGTGGTTTCTGTCTGGTAGCTTGTGATCCACTACTCCTTGAAAAAGGACCTTTAAATCCTGTAAAAGGCTCAAAAGGATCTGGATTATCTACATTTACTACTGCTGGACTTCTATGAAAACAGGACATGATAACAGGTTGTTGAGCTTCATCTCCATCCAAGAAAAATCCAAAAACAGACTCCCCTCCAATTAAAGAATGAGTTTTTCCAAATCCGCCTTGTCCAGGAGATCCCTCAGCTGCACTTGTTAATATATGAGCCCAAGGCAAGTCACTATCAGGAAGTTCATTTCTACTGAAACTGTGATATCCAACAATCCTTACTTTACATCTATAAGCCCAAGATTCTTGTGATGAATCTCCTTTTTTATTTGCAAAATCTGATTTTTCGTTACGCCAAACCGATGGATCCGCAACTTGGCCAATCCACCATATGAACCCATCCTTGCCGATAAAATTAGATTTTAATAGGGATTCTTCAATCATTAGTCTTCGTAGATTTTACATTCTGCTGCATCTGGATGTGTATCACAATACAACTCTAATGAAGTTGGATCATGATCATCTTCCGGATGATTAGTTTTGTAAGCTTCTAAAGCTTCTAATTCTTCTTGAGTATGTCTTCTTGCTTGTGGAGAAGTAACTGGATTGTCTAGGATTTCTTTATCCTTTGCAATATGTTCGTCTATGTTGTTCATTAGTTAGCACCATATAATCCGTAAGAATCTCTAACAAGTTTTAGAGAGGTAACCATTTGTCCGCCTTCAAAATGATGTCTTAATTCTTTGATTAAATAATTTCCACTTTGTTCTTCATCTGGTTCGCCCGTTTTTGCTGCATCAACTTTTTGAAATTGTGCATATACGATATTACCAGCTTTTAAATTGACGTTTAATGGAACTATCATATTTAGTGCTTGAGTAAATAACAAATTATAACGAGAAAAAGATTTTGCCATATCTACAGCATCTCTACCAGATTCTGTCGTAGATCCATTACTTTGAACTACGCCGGCGTCACTAGTTCGGAATAAAATTCTTGATGGTCTGTTACCAAATTCTTGGGGATAATTTAATTGTCCTTGTCCGCCTAGTTTTGATTGAATCTCTTCATTTAGTTTATATGTAATCCCATCAATTCTATTTCGGTAAAGGTCATAAAAATAAGTTATATTAGCATACATACCGACTCTTAAAGATTTCATTAAATCTATATTTTTTTCAAATGAATAATTTAAAATACTAAAATCACCATTATTGTCGATTGTAGTGGCTTGACTATATGAATATCTTAATATGTTCTCTCTAGAAGTACTTCCTACTTGATTTCTTGTCGCAGAAACTAAACTATCAATACTTCTAAAATTAAATCCATCTTTATTTTCGTAAAATAAAAATCCACTAACACCTCTTGCTCTGGTTCCACTTCTTCCAGAGGAACTAGTAGAGGGGATTCCTTTTGGGCCCAACCAAGTTAATACATAAAAGGGCTTTTTAAGTGTTCCAATAAAGCTATATGAATTTGACGTTCTTTCTATATTTTGTGATCTAAATTTATTTGTCCTTAAAACATCTCTAAGAATGGTTGTGACATGTTCATTAATTGGTCTTAATTGATATTTTCTCTGAACTCTTGCTGTTTCATTTGTCAATCCTTCTCTTGAAACTAGATGTAATGTAAAAGTTTCTTTATTAGCATCTGAAATTATTCCACTTACTTTATATACGTATAAAGAAAAATCTCCATCTAATGTAAAGTCTCCACTATATGTTTCAGTATCAAAGGTTACAACTTCTCCTCCACGAATAGGAAGTCCATTAAAAATAGAATATTGAGAGACTATTTGTAATGTCATGGTGACACATGGAGACAAAATATCTTCAAAATAGTCTGCAAATACTATGGAATTGGTCAAGTCAATCCTTCTTGATCCATCCAAAGATCTTATCTCAACAGATTTGTATTTTAAATATGTGACAGAGGGAGATGACATATTAACTACCAGAAAGATTAGTTAGTAAAAGACTTTTAACCATATTATTTAACAATACAGTCTTAGAAGATCCTCCAGGAATCATTATTTGCTGTCCGCCATTACCTCCAGATATAACCATAGGTCTTTGTGAACCACCACCTTGATTTTGAATGATTGGAATTAATACTACTTTATTTGATCCTATGTTATATAAAGGATATTCCGAAAATTGTTCAATCGCAGTTGGCATCGTTGATCCAGAACGAATCATAGACTCAATTATTGCAGCATCTTCTTCTGGTCCTCCTTGAGCTCTAACACTTGGCAGAGTTCTTACTGCATCTAAAATTTTCGCTGATGGTTGTCCACGATAGTTCATAGATCCTGCAAAGCTTTCAGCATTACTATCACCAATAACTCTTGCATTAGGAAATTCTTTTTTAAGTGCAGTAACAGAGTTCTCATCCAAATGAGCATATGGATAATCATCACCCGCACCTTTATAGGTTTTATTTCTAACTTCAGCTCCAGCAGAAACAGCTGCTTTTTCTACTGCTGCTCCAATACTTTTATATTTACTTCCCGATTGTTGTGAAGGTGGTACAACAACTACTCTATATCCTTTTGCCTTGAGTTCTTCAATTGACCTTTTGACATTTGCGGCTGCAGTATTTGCATCTGCATCATTAGTTCCAGCCATCAATATTGCAACGGGTGCGTTTGAAGATCCTCCTGGTTTTGATTTGACTTTTACATTTCCACCAAATCTAAAGTATCTGTCAGCATCTGCAGTTGGATCTTGTGCTTTTCCATTTCTCCAGACTTCAAAGTGAAGATGTGGACCTGTGGATCTACCTGTACTTCCGACAGTTCCTATCACTCTACCAGGTTCAAGTTGCTCTCCAACCTTTACTTTAATTGAATTATCAGCCAAGTGGAAATATTTTGTGGTTGTGCCATCTGGGTGATCAATTACAACTGCGTTTCCTGCGGTGCCCATTGCTCCAGCAAAAACAACTTTACCTGGTTGAATTATACTTATTGGTTTATTAACAGCTCCAGCACCAGCATAATCATTCCCATAATGCATTTTATATTGTCCAGTTACTGGATGGTATCTCATTTTAAATCCACTAGTTATATTTGTAGAACTGGGAAGTGTTCCTCCTTCTGCCATAACATCTTCATATTCACCAGTTACCTCCCCAGATCCTTGTTGTTCATCTGGATATTCTGCGCCCATTTCTAAATTTTGTTCTTCCCCAGTAGCAGCTGCAGCAGCATTCATCATATTTGCAAATCCAGTATATGCGAATCTTTCAAAGTTACTTACTACTTGATCAAATCTACCAGTAACATCTGCAAATGTGGTTCCTGGAGCTGCGGCCTCTTCTCGTTGTTTTTTCTCTTGAGTTCTTAATCGTGCTCTAGTTTTTTCTTTTACGGATTTTTCTCCAGTTGCAGCTTCATATCCTCTGTCTGCTAAGTAACCTCCCAGGAAGTTACCTGCCATACTTCCAATCACGAATCCTAGTCCAGGAATAGGTATTAATGTTTGACCAATAGCACCACCCAACAGAGATCCAGCAAGAGCACCACCAGCACCAGAAGCAGCTTTACCTACAGACTCTCCTTCAGCGAGTCCTGTTGCAAAGTCTAATCCAGCAAAAACTGCATTTGCGATGCCAACTGCCTTTAATCCACCAAGTCTAATTCCTTTTGCTTTTGGTATTGGTTTTCCTGCCTTTGGTGATTTTTCTTTTCCACCAAACATATTACCAAGAAATCCACCAACATCTAGAGCACCACTAAACAAAGAACTCAATAAACTTCCAGGTCTTCCAAATGTAGAAGCAATGTTTAAAGTTTGAAGATTTTTTATCTTTCTTTCTTCAGGTAACTTTATAGCCTCTAATCTTTTTGTTTCAATTTCCATAAAATTTAGGAAATTGTTGAAAGATGATCGAGTCGAATTCATAGCCGACTTAGATCTGTTTATGTTTACTATGTTATTAAATGCGCCAAGAAGAGGAGAACTAATAGCCATTATCCGTCTACGATGTTATATACAACTTTAGATAATATGGTAAAGAAGTTATCTTCATTAGAAGGAGATAAGAATGGAACCGTAACTCCACCACTACTCATTATAGGAGATGCCGCCATTTGACCTCCCGATGGAGTTGAATTTGCTTGAGGACTTCCCATAACTAATGGGACAATACTCACATTTGATTGTTGATCAGAAGGTATTGCAGGTTGAGCCACTTCTCCAGCAAGACCTCTCATACCTTGTGATCTATCCGTAGATGCTCGTATTTGTGCCTCTATTTTTGCAGCATCTTCTCCAGGACCACCAGTTGCTTTACCTTTAAATTGCGTATAATACTTATCATAACGTTTCTTAGCCTCAGCATAAGATATTTTTCTCATTCCTTCCCAAGCAATACTACTTCCAGCTTTTTTATAATCAGATTCTGTCATTTGTCTGTTGACATTTATACCAATGGCAGTAGAAAATGCTAAAGCCATCTTATCTTGGTTTTCTGGACTATAAAGATCTGTAGGTTTTAATCCAGCAGATCTCATAGCACTCATCATTGTTTCAGGTATAAATTGATATCTTCCCATAGCATGAGAATCTGCGCCATATCTAATAGTTCTACCTCCAAATCTTTGTGGAAGTTTACCAGTCATTATCGGAGATTTCTCACCCATATCATAAACTTCTTGTATGGTCATCTGAGTCAATTCTGGTATTTGTTGACCACCAACAATTGTGTTGTAAGTTCCTGCTTCTGTTGAACCAACAGTGGCTAAGAATGCTTTTTGTTCTGGAGTATCTCCAGAGATTTGACTTGGATCTACTGTACCACCAGGACCTGCAGGACTTCCACCAGGACTTCCACCAGGTTGATCTGTGGTTTTTTTTCCTGCAGAGGGCGCTGATGGTGCGGATGGCGCAGATTTTGGTGCTTGGAATCCTTGTAATGCTCTATCAAAACGATTCAGAACTTCTATGAATCGATCCAATAGAGGCGTAGGAATGGACGAAGTAACTCCAGTAGTATCTGGTTGAACATCTCCACCGACATCCATCATTCCACTTACTACTTTACTACCTAAAGCTCCAGCACCTGCAACAGCAGCTCCCATACCTAACATCTTTAATGCACCACCACCTCTAGGTAATGTTCTTCTTAAAGGACCACCAGGCACATTAACATCCAGATTTAATCCCCCAGGTCCACTGGAAGCTGTTGGTAAATTAGATAATTGCTTTACAATCTTAATAATAGTAGTTCTAACTAATGCAGCAATTCTAAAAGTTTCGGAGAATACATTTTGTAGAGCTTGTAAATTATCTCCAAGACGTTTAATATTTTTTCTGTTACCTAAAAATTGAATATATCCTATTGCTTCTTTATAAAGAGATAAAAAGTTCTGTAATATTTTATTAGGTGGACTTGAACTTATTTCTTGAATTTTATTTCGATATTCACCAAGTTGAGATATAAACTTATTTTGAATAACTTGTTGTATACTTTGATTGACTGACTGCAGTTTATTTTCTACGTTAGAAAGTATACTTGTAGATAATGTATTAATGATTGATCCTAGGTCTGGGGCTTTAGGAGCAACCGCTGCATTACCTTTTTGGAATCCTACAATTTTATTAGCAGCAGAGGCAACAATTGATGTACCTAGTGTTTGACCACCAGATATAAAATTCATCGCACCAGACAGGGTTGCAGGTCTTTCTGCAACTGCTACTCCTGGATTGATTGCTGGTTTAATTGCCACGATTTGCCGCCTTCTTAGCTTTTTCGTTTTCCTCTTCAATATGTTGTCTCAGTAGAGCGAGGTAAATATCTCTCTCCCAGGGAATTAAATTTTCAATTTCAATCAAAGAATATTTATGGAACTGCATAAGAGCAAAGTTGATTCTATAATATGACTCCAACTCCATGTGAGCCATACTTAGCCGAAAAAACTTGTTAAACCTTCCAACGTTACAGTACTTTTAGCTTTTGTTTTTGGATTCGTCACTTCAAAAGTATGAGATAATTTAGGCATCGTTTCAAAAAATTTTTCAATCTTCTTAAATTGATCCGTATTCATACTTTCAATGAATTCAATTAACTCCTTTTTAGTACAATCTGAAGATGCCCAAGATTCATCTTTAGTAAAGATGGATTCAATACATGAAGAAATAATATCAAAAGACTTTTCAATAGTTGATAACGATTCTTGAGAAGAAAAGTCAAAATTATTTTTTATAAATTGATTTAATGAAGGATACTTCATTTTAATAACAATTTGATCATCAATTTTGATTTCTGTAGTATGATTTGAATCTTTCTGTATCTTAATTTCATCTACAAATATTTTTACAGGCACTTCGGTTTCGCCATCATCAGAACAAGTAACAATAAGTTCAATTGATTCCGATACAGATTTTGCTCTAATATTCAAGAAGATATATTCGATATCAAAGGAGGGGAGATCCTCTACTTTAATTCCTTTTGTTAAGATACAATCCTTAAGTACAGATTTAATTGCAAGAGTAATTTCTTTTACATCTTGACTTTCTAAAGCCAAAATTAAAATTTTTTCTTCTTTTACAAGAAATGGTCTATAATTTATAGTCTTTCCTGAAGAAGGCAACTCGAGCTGATAAGTTGGAGTAACAATCTTGGGTAATGGCATGAGTAATTATATAATCAATTAAATTTATTTATTGTAGTTTTGGAGATTAATTTTTCTCGGTGCGAACGTTTACACTAGAAGTTAATTCATTAAAAAGTAGGACTTGGTGTGCTAGCTGTATTAAAAACTATGTTGGGAACAGATAATAAAGATACTTGAGAATTATTGTTAGTTTGTTGTGCAAATTGAGTATCTGAAGTGGATCCTCTGCCTTGATGATTTAAAATTACATATCTTTCATATGTAAAATTTACTGTTGTTTTTGTAATCGTACTTCCTTCATATGTAATAGGAAGTGCTGTTAATTGTGTAGGAAATGCATTAATAAAATAATAGGTCAACATTGATGGTGTTCTCTGAACTTGACCTACGTTATTAACATAAACATCTCTTTCAAACTTTGTTATAGCAAGAGGTCTTTTGTATGTATTTGGATATCTAAATCTTAAAACTTCCCAGGCATTATCAACACTAGTTACATATCCAGATGGATTTCCAGTCGGTCTCCTTCCTCTTCTATCGTATAATGGATTGATGAAGTTGATCCACTCTTCAAATAGACGAATAATTCCATATTCCGCATCAACATAAAACGTCATTGATATATCAGGAAAATCTCTTTTATTTGGAAACTTTTCAGTTATACCTTGTTTAGATCCATATTCTTCTGTAAATCCTAAACTTGTTCCAGGTAAAGAAGTTTCATTACACATAAATTCATAACGTAATGAATTTAAGTTTGCATTGTTACCATTAAAAAGATTTGATCCTAACACACCCGATGTGACTAACCACGCATTTATATCTGTATCGGAATTTCTTCCAAGTACAGTATCTCCGAAAAAAAGTGATATTTTGAATTGACTAGTTACTGATAGTTCGCCAAATAAATCTTGGACACTAGGTAATGTACCTCTTCCATCATTTGTTCCTCTTGGAAGAGTCATTCTAGTGTAGATTGGATCTACTCTGAATCTGTTTGAAGGGTAATCTGGCCTAAATCTTTCAGGCATCTATAAATATTTTTTAAGGATCTATTGTATGTATATGAGTTATAAGGGAAAATACAGTCCAGAAAACCCTAGAAAATATAAAGGTGATCCGACAAATATTGTATATCGTTCTTTATGGGAACGCAAATTTATGAGGTATTGTGATTTAAATGAAAATGTAAATCAGTGGCAGTCTGAAGAATTCTGGATTCCTTATAAAAATCCATTAGATAATAAAGTTCATAGATATTTTCCAGATTTCTTTGTAAAATATAAAGATAAAAGTGGAAATACACGAACAGTGGTAATAGAAATTAAACCCAAAAAAGAATTACAAATGCCGGAACAAACTCCAAGAAGAAAAACAAAAGCATGGGCTTATAAAGTGCAGACTTGGATAAAAAATCAAGCAAAGTGGAAAGCTGCAAAAGAATTCTGTGCTGATCGTAATTATGAATTCCGAATCATGACTGAGGAGGATTTAGGAGTATGAAAGATATACCATATGAAAAGGGTAAAGGTATTGGTGACGCTATCTTAAAAGAAGCAGGGAAGAAGAATCGTAGCGGTGACTGGTATACTGGAAAACTTAGACAAGCATTAAACGAATTTCAAGAAAAAGATGCGGACTTGCAAGATACTGGAGGAATAGAAGTAGGGAGATTATACTTTTTTACATACGGTGCAAATAGTCCAAAACTATCATTCTTTGATAGACAACCCCTTGCATACATTACAGAAATTAACTATAGTAAAAACTATTTTATTGGAATCAATTTACATTATGCAAATAGACAAATTAGAGACGGCCTTGCAAAAAGCCTAATAAATAAGTCAGATACTGTAGGTGTGCCTCGTAATACTATTCATCGTTACTTTTTTTCTGGAGTTGGTGGAGGATTTTTAAAAGTCCCAGAAAAAGATTGGCCCTCCGTTGCAGTATTACCCACTGAAAAATTTGTTGATATGAGAGGCCAACCTTTCCCCAACCACAAAGCCTGGAGTAAATCTTAAGTGGCATTCAGAACATTAGGCACGAATAATACCAACAATGTATTTCTTACTCAAGGAGGAGTCAATTACATCCTTCAGTATAATTCTGTTAATGGAAATGCTCAAATTATTCAACAAAATGCCCCACCAGGGACTCAACCCATTTATCAAAACGGGACATGGAATGCCAGTGCTACACAAATAGGATTAACTGCAGCACAACAAAATGCATTTCATTCTCAAGCTCAACAAAGCGTTTATTCCGCATTTCAACAGGCTGGAGGCACGCCTGGTGGAGCAGTTGTAGGTCCATGGGCATTACCACAAAATAGAAATCAACCACCAGGGCAAACGTCATCAAATCCTGTTGCAAATCCAACTTCACCAAATAGCGGAACGGGTGATGCATTAGGCGCTGTTAATTCATTTCTTCAAGGTCTCACTAATCTTCCTCAACTTGCGGATCAATTCGCTTCAAACGGAACGGCTTTTGCTGGCGCAGGTAATGATGCACAATTATTTGGTACTACAATGTTATATCCAATAGATATGAACATTGAACAACAAGATACTTTACAAATAACAGCATTTCGTTATAGATCTTCAAGAGGTTCAAGTCTTTTTGGTGGATTATCCGAGGCAGGGAATATATTAACTAATGGATTTCAAACTCAATCAAATTTTACCATTCAACAAAGAGTAGGATTAGTAATACTTCCCATGCCCAATAAAGTTGCGGATTCCAATAATGTAAGTTGGGGTGAAGATACAATGAATAATCTTTCCGCAGCAGCTACTGCAGCAGTTCTTGGTGATCTTCCTGGTTATGCTGGTGCTGCTTTTGGAGGAGAAGCAGCTAAACTGCTAGGGGGTGTTGGCAACGGAGCTCAAAGCGGCGTTTTCATCAAATCAATTGCTGATTTGATTCGTTCTGGTGGAGGGAGTGCTGAGTTAAGCACATTACTAGGAACTTCTCTTGCTTCACGATTTTTAAAAGCCGGAGGATATGGGGTAGAAACTGAATCTATTCTTGCAAGAGGGGTCGGAATTATTCCGAATTCTAACATGGAACTATTATTCAAAGGTCCTACACTTAGAACATTTACGTTTACTTACAAATTAAGTCCTAGAGAACCTGCGGAAGCATCTAGAGTTAGAAGGATTATAAGATTCTTTAAACAAAGTATGGCTCCTAAAAAAATAACTGCGACAGGTGGAGCTGCTGGACAGGCTTCTTTCTTCTTAGGAACTCCAAACATTTTTAGATTGGAATACAAAACAACCGCTGATCGTAATACACAAAGTTTATCTGGCGGAGGCCAACACATACGAGGCGTAAATAGATTCAAAACTTGTGCATTATCTAGTTTTTCTTGTGATTACACTCCAGATGGATTTTGGGCTGCTTATCAAGCTGGCCAACCAATATCTACGACAATGAGTATGACATTTAATGAACTTGAGCCCATTTACGATACCGATTATCAAGATGGAAATATTTTCTCATCTAGAAATGATCTACAACCAATTGATTCGGAATCAGTAGGATATTAAAATGTCATACTTTAGAGAACTGCCTAATATACAATTTAATAACAGAACAAAAAACGAAGTTTCAAATGATGAAGTAACTATTGTTAAAAATTTATTCAAACGTGCAAAAATTAGAGAAGATTTTTTACAGGTCGCAACTGCATTTGAATATTATGTGATAACTGAGAATGAAAGACCGGATCAAATAGCTGAAAAAGTTTATGGAGATCCAGAACTTGATTGGGTAATTTTATTGGCAAATGATATTTTGAATTTACAAGATGAATGGCCTTTGAGTCTTGATTCATTTTACAAATATATGATTGATAAATATGAATCTGAAGAAAAATTTACCGATATTCATCATTATGAAACTTTATCGGTGGTTGATGGTTTTGGTAGATCAATTCTTCCGGAAGGATTATTAGTTGATAAAGCATTTTTTGATGCTCCAGAATTTGAAAGTTTAGATCAATTGCCTCCAGGTATTACATTTCCACCCATTATGCTTGCTGGAACTCAAGCGGTATTACTTCCAGTTGTGGGAGTCGGATTTAGTATAGCCTCAGTTTTTATTGCAGAACCAGGTTTAGGATATTATAGTAAACCAAACGTCTTTTTAAGTTCTCCTCCAGTAACTGCAAATGCTTCTGTAAGTTGTGTAACAACAAATTTTAGAGTGACATCTTTCGTTGGGTTAGTTAGTGGACAAGGTTATAATAATAATCCAATCGTTACCTTCAGTAATCCACCAACATCCACTCAGGCCACAGCAATATCTCAGTTAGGCACAGGAATATTTTCTAATAAAGTAATTGGCATATCAAGTTTAGCCGGCGGTGTAGGATATGGTTTGACTGCTCCGACAATTCAATTTCAATTCCCTCCTAATGTTTTATCTGAAGCATACTATGTAACAAATTCTTCTATTGTTGCTGGTGATGGTATTGAGGGCATGTATGTGCGTTCTGATGGTATTAAAGTTTATACTGCAAGTCTTTTTAGTGGAGATAGAATTCGAGAATATAATTTATCTACTCCCTGGAATATTTCTACGATGACTCAAGTGAATGGATTAGATGTCAGTGCAGACTTTAATTACACGACTGGAGTCGAACTCAGTCCAGATGGTCAGTATATGTATGTTTCTGGAGGACAATCTGGCGCATATAAAATTGTGGGATACTATTTAGCTACGCCGTGGAATATACTGACTGCTTCAAAGATACAAGGATTGCCAACAA